TAAACCAAAACCCTCACAAACACAGTGATACCAATATATACAGAAATCGCGCAAAAAGTAAACCCACTCATTCGTAATGAACAGGTAGTCGGTTCAAATCCGACCGGAAGCTCCACCCGTATGTCAAGCTAAAGCTAAAAAATAATTGTAAACAATTTATGAACAAAACTTGACAAAACAGCCGCCATTGTAGGCGGCTGTAACGGTTTCATAGCAGTGTTACTCGTTATTTGTACTTTAAATATTTTCGAAAATCATTAACATTTAAATTGTCTTGAACAGATATTACCATCGCCTTTGAATAGATACTATCAACCCATAATATTGTATCTAAGATACTTCTACTTATTCGAGAAAGGTCTTTTACGATGACTGTATTCACAATCCCATCATTAATATCATTAGTTAACACGTTTAATGCTGGTCGGTTTATTTTATTTCCGGTATGACCGCAATCTATATATGTACGTAAATCATCATAACCGTGATCTTTTGAATAAACGTATAACATTTCTTTCTGGTTTTGTACAGCGTCGGCATTATCAGTAGCTGTCCTTATATAAACTGCTGCTGCTTTTGGTTTATTGTGCAACATATTAAATCCTCCGTTCAAATTAAACCATAGTGGGTATCTTCCAAATTATTTTCATACTTTTATCGGGGTATACATATACTTTGTCAATTAATGCATCTACAAGCTGCCTTGTCAGTATTTTTATTTCTCCGGATCCGTTTATGATTTTAAGCAGACTTTCGTTGGCAATAGCTATCTTTGAATCTTCATTGCTTTTTTGCATAATTTGTTTTAAATGGTCTAACTGTACATCAATCTTGTGTTTTTCGCCTTTAAATTCATCAGCATCTATACTGCCAAGAACAAACTGTTCATAAATACAACGTTTTGTATTTTCTAATCTTTCAATTTTTTCACCGGAGGTTAACTCGGATAAAGGTAAGTCACTTGATTGTTTATTCAGAGTTTTTACTTGTTTCTGTATCAATTGTAAAATATATGGTTCCACTTCAGAACTTTGGACTTTAAATTTGTAGCAATCACAATCAGGAGCAATTCGTGTATAGCTGCAGCTATATGTTGTAAAGCGATCATTTGGTTTTAAGACATGCATACACGAACCGCAAATCAACTTGCTTTTTAGTATATTTTTATCTTCACATTGACCTTTGCTAGTATTCGTTTTCGACTCCGATATTGTTTTACTTTTTTTGACATTTCTTGATTGGACTGCGTAGAATAAATCATTTTCAATAATGGCGGGATGGTGGTCAGGGATTTTGATCCATTCGGATTCATCGACAACTTCTGTTATGTCGCTCCCTATATCACGTGTTCTTGTTTTACCGGCAATGTATGTGCCAATATATTGTTCATCTTTCAATATATTTTTTATGCATGAAGATTGCCAGATATAACCACCATTTCTTTTTCTTTTCTTATACAAACCAGGAGTTGGTCTTTTTTCTTCATAAAGTTGTTTACAAATATCTTCATTACATTTTCCGTTATAAGCAAGATTGAATATCAATCTAACCGTTTCTGCAGCAGATTCATCTATTTCTAATTTTTTATTGACCTTCATATAACCAAAAGCACAGTTCTTTGAAACTCTTTCTCCGCGTAATGCTCTTGATAAGAAAGCTGACTTGATTTTTTTTGACAAATCGCGACTATATTGTTCGTGTATCAAATACTTGAGTGCCACATCCATACCACCGGTATCGCCAATGTAATCATTAGAATCATAATCATCACATACCGATATAAAACGTACCCTATACAAAGGAAATATTCGTTCCAAATAATATCCGGTGTCGATCATGTTCCTGCCAAAACGTGACATATCTTTAACAATTATGCAATTTACTTTGCCTTGGCGTACAAGCTCTATCAGTTCCTGTATAGCCGGGCGTTCATAATTTGTTCCGCTATAACCGTTATCAACAAACTCTATTATCGTTGCGGTTGATAAATCCATATTTGCGATATGCCGGTCTAAGAGAGCGCGTTGATTGATGATACTCATGCTTTCCGATTTACTATCATCTAATGATAAACGGATATACTTTGCTAAAACAAGTTCATTATTCATACGTCACCTCGTTGAATCCATTAACCTCATTGTTAAAACGAAAGTGTAAATCAAAGCTTTTGTCCGGGTAAACATTGACTTTTGAAATTAGCTTATCTATGATCTCTTGTGTCCAGTTATCATTTGAAATTATTGCTGTTACTGCATTTGATACTTCTGATAATTCCAAAGCGCGAGCTTTCTTTTTATATTGCCGATTTCTTATATTATCTGCCTGTAATGACAGAGCTTTTATTTTGGCTTCGTAATCTTTTTTCATTTGTGTGAACTCGAGCTGGGTAATTAAACCGGCAACCATGTTTTCGTATAAACTCTTTAGTATCCGTCCGTCTTTGTCTAGTCCTTTATTAATAATATTCAACTCTGCTTCATCGTTTTCTTTTGATGTTGTATCAAAATTGCAATTCAAGTCTTTTCCTAATATAACTTCAGATTGTTTATTTAGTACTTCAAGAATTTTAGTTTTTAAATCATGTAACTTAACAGAAACCAATGTACATGAATCTTTACCATATTTCACTTGTGATTCACAACGATACCAGTATGTGCCATCTTTGTTTTGCTTTTTTAACGCCATAGGATGACCACATGTGACACATGTTATTTTCCCTTTAAATATATTTGGGGCGTAGGGTGTAGAAGTTTTCATTATATCAATAGCACGCTGGGTAGCTGCATTTCGTATTTCTTGAACAAAAGCGAACTCTTCTTTAGATATTATTGGTTCATGGGTATTTTCAATATAAGTCCATTCCGATGAATCTAAGCGTTTTGTTTGGTTATTTACTTGATGTGTTCGTCCCTGGATCATGTCGCCGATATACATTCTATTCTTTAAAATATCTCTAACGGTAGAACCTTTCCAATAATTTGATCCCATGTTATTGCATATACAGTACCCTTTATCTTGATAATATTGGTATGGTGTAGTTACACCCTCGGAACTTAATCGTCTGGCTATTTCATTACCACTTACTTTATCGGCTGCCCATTCAAAAATTCTTCGAACTATTGATGCAGGTTCTTCGTCTATTACAATCTTGTAATAATCGTCCGGGTCCTTCATATAACCATACGGTGCGATTTGCCCGACAAAGCGACCGTCTGCGATATTTTGTTGATGAACAGCTTTCCGTTTACGTCCTATATCTAAAGCGTATGATTCACTAATTATATTCTTTAATGGAAGTAATACTCCTCCATCACTTTCGTTACTGTCGTGTGAATCGGTAATTGCTATAAACCGGACATTTCGCATAGGTAAGTATCTTTCAAGATAATATCCTGTATCAATTGCATTTCTTCCAAATCGAGTTACATCTTTTACAAGAATACAATTTATTTTCCCTGCTTCAATATCTGATAACATTTTTTGGAAAGCCGGACGATCAAAATCCATGCCGGATTTTTTATTATCAATATACATGTCTTTTAGCCTAATATCAGGATTTGAAGCTACAAAGTTCTCAATAATATCACATTGTACTTGAATTGAATCTCCTCGTTTTTCTGTATTATTACGAGAAAAACGGACATATCCCCCTGCATCGTATTGTATCTTTTCATAATCATGTGAATAGTTTTCTTCAATTATATGTTTTCTTGATGTTCTTGCCATTATGCGACCTCCTTATTATGCTGTATTAGTGGCATAACTTCTGCAAACTCATCTTGGTAGTTAAACGTGATTGTCATTTCGTTTTTACTGAAAATCCGAATACTTTTTACTAAACTGATTACAATTTGTCGGTTCAATTCGGTTAGTCCGTCAAAATTTTTATATAACTCAATCCAACGAATACGGTTTGTGTTTCCTTCTATTACATCATCATACTTTTCTTGTAAAATATCTATTGCTTTGCGTAATTTGGTTTCATCATTGGTATAACCTGCTTTAAGCATTTTATATTCATCAGTATTGATAAGACCAATGACCATATTTTCGTAAATTGTTGATTTGAAAGTAAAAATATCATCAAGCTGTTTTTCACATTCATTGATTTGCGTAAGAAATAATTGTGCTATTGAATTTGTCGAATTATTACTCCCGGTAATCATTGATTCTATTGATGCGACTCCGGAAATCTGCGCTTTAATACTTTCAAACACAAAATCATGAAGCATGTCTTCTTTTAACATGACACCTTTTTTACAACCATTTTTCTTTGTAGTTTGACAAAAATAGTAATAATACTTTTCATTTTTATATGGAACAGTTTTTCTGGTCATTTGCGCACCGCAACTATTACATATTAGTAATCCTGAAAATAAGTTAACACTTTCATTGCCCGGAGCGGCTCTTGTGTCTAGGCGCATAATGCGTTGAGCGAGATCATAGTCGTGCGACACGATAATCGGTTCGTGCGAATTTTCCGTGCGTTTCCATTCTGATTCCGGCTTATCAACAATATCATGCATCTTATAGTTAACTTTTGATTGTTTCCCTTGTATAAGTGTCCCGGTATATGTTTCATCGTGAAGAATGCGAAATATCGTTTTTGCAGACCATTTTGCTCCGGTTTTATCTGCAAAACCACCTTTTGGATGAGGTAAACCTCGGCTTTTTTTATATTCTAAGGGTGAAAGAATACTTAGATTATTTAATGTGGTAGAAATTTTATCTGCACTTAGTCCTTCAATCTTCATTCGAAATATTTGCCGAACGACTTCTGCCGGATATTCATCAATAACGAGTTGATTGTGATTTTCCTCATCTTTTTTATATCCATAAATCGGACAAGCTCCCACATAGTCTCCTTTTTCACGTTTAATACTTAATGCAGATCGTGTCTTTGTTGATATGTCTCTACAGTAAGCATCATTTATAATAGTTTTCACAGAAATAATTAAGTCATCATCGTTATCTTTCGCTGTATCGATATTATCGTTCAATGCAATAAAACGAACACCATAAGCAGGAAGAATCCTTCGCAAATATCTTCCTGTTTCAATATACTCTCTTCCAAAACGTGAAAGGTCTTTAACAATAATACAATCGATTTTTCCGCATTCAATCTCCTTCATCATTTGTTTAAAGGCCGGTCTATCAAAAAATACACCTGATACACCGTCATCTACCCATTCGGAAACAGATATAATATCCGGATGATTTTTAAGATATGATTTTATTTGAATCCGTTGATTGTTAATACTATCGCTTTCGTTTTCTTTATCGTCTGTGTAAGATAAGCGGTAATATTCCGCTGCGTTATATGTTTTTTCTGACATGACAAATACACTCCTTAATTTAATATTCCCGAAACTTATAAACAAGGGGTGCAGGTTTGTGTTATTAAAATACTCTTTCCGCTTTTATGATAACACTGTGTATCGGGAAAGTCTATGTTGTCGTTTGATATTTAATTCATAATGCTATGTAAACATTCATCTATTGTGGGACCGGTTTTTGAATATTTTGCAGTTATAACAATATCTCCGCATTTGAACCGATATGGGTTTTTTATTTGTTTTATATAATCATATATCCGTTCATTCTTTGGAAGGTTTTTATTAACAGAAATGGAACGAATATCAACTAATTCATTACTACTATCATCAATAATCATTTAAAGATGCCTCCTTCATTCCGAAAATATACCCCTTTTCCCAAGTTGGGAAAAGGGGATCAGCTGTTTAATGATGTATGTTGTTTATGTTTCTTTACGTTTTGATACCTGCCTTTTCGGTCATGCGGTAACTGCCGACTTTATCAAGACCCAGTGATTTTTTGGTTTTAGTGAAATCACCGTTTGCTGATAATGTTCCTGATAAGAGGATCGTTGGGATTCCTTTACACCACATTTCTTTGTATAACCGGGCTGCAAGATTTTTTGGGGTTCCGCATATTCGGACTTCATTATGATCTTTTTCAATATAGCATGTGACTTCATTTTGATTCATCAATTCTGTAACCTGCTTAAGGATCTGTTTCAATTCGAACAGAACATTGATTTTAAGATCATCGGCATTGCCTGCGACCGGTACAAAAGTCAGCAAGTCTGAAATTTTATATGACAATTCGTGGATGC